GCTCCGACTTCTAGCGCACGGTTTAAGTCTTTGACGCCCCGTTCATATCGCTTGCTCGCAGCATACGCTGGATCATATTTGTGCGCCAAACGATCAATCTCACGTGCCGTCGCCTTGAGTGTTTCGTTGTTCGAAACCTTGGCCATAGCTTGATCAAATTTCTTCGCTGATCGCTTCGCTGCGTCTTCATATTTCGCGATCACTTTTCGGGTTTCGGCCTCCATCTTTGCCGTAGAAAACCCTGCCTGGATCAAGAGATCGCTGTCATCCATTATTTGAATCCTTCGATACCAAGCTCGGCTAAACGCTGATCACTCATCGACCCGGCAGTATTACCCGTTTTCTTCCAACCGTTAGCTCGACCATATCCGTCAAGCGCGGCCATAAACTGCCAAAGACTCATACGGCCAACAACTTCTGGTCCCATACCCATGGCTGCGCCTAATCCGTAGAAGTTGCTAAACTTCCATCGCCCGTTTTTTGTTGATCCGGTGTTGGCTCCGTCACCGGTCCATCCCCCCCCACGGTATCGTCTACCGGCCCAAATACTGAATGGGACAGAACTTCAAGGGCAGGCGACTTGAAAGAAGCAAGAGGATGCTGATCAAAGATTCGCTTCATAAGCTTTTCGGCATCAATGTGATCCATGCCACCGCCAATTAGACCCCATCGGATAACTTCAAAGAGATCAGCGGCCCGCCATTGCCCTAATCGAATTCGATTAAGCAGAAACTCTGGCCCTGCGTCCAATTTGGATTGCAGACCCTCAAGCTGCGCGAGGGCGAGCCGCATTTTGTGCTCACCCCCAGGCCAGACAATTATTGCTGGCTCCATTATGCAGCCTTCGCAATTCGATCTGGCGTGCCGTTGAATTGCAATTCAACCGACGCGGAAACAGCTTGTCCTTTCGTCCGTTGATTGGTCAGTTGAGTCAGGAAAGCTTTACCGCTCTCATACTCAGTATCCCCAACCGCAGCGTTGAGATTGCCTATACGCGCATATTTGGCTTGCCCGGAGTAAAACCAATCCATCATTTTGCCATGCGATTGCTGTGCCCAAACACCTTCACCGGATACAGACACTTCAATAGAACGAACCGCACGATCAACGCGCAATGGTAGGCTTTCGTCATCACAATCCGCAGGGATTTCCGTTGAATCTGTTTGAGCTTGACGAGTGACGGTCACGCCTACAAGGCCGCAAATGCGCGCCCACATAGTTCCATCATCGCTGATCTCCAAGACCAATTCTTCGAATTTCTGTTCAATTGTTGCAGCCATGTTCCTCCTCCTTGAGATGTGCCCTGGTCAGGGCTTGGCCGATCAGACCTTGCTCATGCACGGTCTTTTGAGGTTGGCTTCGCCTTTGTAGGCTCCACCGGTTCTGCACAGCCAGCGGTGATCGCGGCGGCATTAAATTCACGTGGAAAGGATTGCGGTTCTTCGCATGGATAAGCGGACCACCCCGCGTTGCGGCGGCGGCTTGTATAGTGAAACTCCCGCAAGAAAATCGCTTTTGTTGGATCAGCCATTGAGTGCTCCTTTGATCGCGCGACGTACAGCCGCCCGGATTTTGCGTCTAAATTTTGCTCGCATTGATCGCCAAGCTGGATAGAAAAACGGTTGGGCGACGGTTCCTGGATGATCCGTTCCGCGATTCGGTTGCGCGTGCGGCGCTGTGCCAAATTCAAGAAAATGCCCGTACCATTCGCCAACATAGAAAGTGATCCTCAGAGTTGCGAATTGCCGACCAGCGTTGGCTCCACTGCGAATTTCGTCAATTACTAGCGATCCACCGGGCGCGTCCCCCCATGTCCAAGCGATACTATCTCTAAGCTTGCCACTACGAACCGGAACAAGGGATTTCATAAAGGTTACGATCTCATCTGCGCCTTCTTCCATCGCCCTAGCTGCTGCATCGACCGCTATTTGCGGGGTGCGGGCCAATTGACTTTTAAGTCTTGGGTTGAGCTTAGCTGTCGTTGCCATGATAATTTCCCGAGTGCCCAACAAAGGATTCAGCAGAATGAAGCATTATACTTTGGCCATCTTTTTTCTTGTCGCCCTTATCAGGCCATTGGCGGCTGAAACTGTTTTCACATGCACATTCGAACGCTTACCTGTCGCGACCTTCACAATTCGTGGCGGAATGGGAGCCGCCGACAACACGGTGCAATTTGGAAGTCACAGGCCAATAAGTCTTTCGGTAGGCTCAAGCCTTATGACCGCAAATAACGGCGCACAGGAATTCGTGTTTTCTCTGCGGCTTCCTTCTTCCGTCACTGTCACCAACCAAGGGAGTGGTGGAACAAGCACTACATACTATGGTGATTGTCGCGAACCATCGGGTTAGGAGACTTTCTCTTCAACGATTGCCCGCACCTGGATCACACCATGTTTATCCCCGTCTGGATCGTCTAGGACTCGGACTAGAACCACATCGCTCGTCACCAAAGCGTGTTCGCCTAGATCACCCACCAGACCGTCGAGTAAAGATTCAACCGCGTCGGTTAGATCGTTGATCTGATCGCGCCGTCCTTGCTGTTGTGTCCAGCAATCGATTTGGAAGTAATGCTCGCGGGCGCGGATGCAGTCTGAATCGCTCCGATTGTGATAGTGCGGGCCAATCGAGCAATAGGGATGCTCGGGATCGTCCGGTATATCGTCCCAGACCCGATCACCCACAATTGCGGTCACCCGAGGATCAGCCAGCAAGCTTTGTACCAAAAGCGCCTGCAAGGCATTTGTTGGATTCACAGCATTGCCTCCACCAACATTTCTACGGTCGCGCTGTCTTCGCGGCGCTTAGGGAGTTCGCGTATCTCATAGGCTTGCCCCTCAAAACGCACGATCCAATCAAGCTTGATGCGGGTCAGGATCGAGCGCTTGCGCAAGGTCAAGATTGCAGGTCTACGGCCTTTCATCCGGGAGGCCATCACGGCCTCACCGCCGCGCAGGTATCGCACAGCCGCCCAAGACGTAAATTCTTCAACCCATCCATCCTTCGATCCGCCGGTCGCCGTGCGCGCGCCCTCAAGCGGACTGCAAAACACCACCTTTTGGTCCAGACGTATTTGCGTACCCATCAACAGCCAAACTCCCGAGGCCGAACATAGCGCTGCTGCTTGATCAACGCTTTGACATTGAAGGAAACCGCCGCTTCGGTGAGATCACCGATTGATACCCCTGCGTCGTACCATTCTTTGACGATCAAGATAATGGCCTGCTTTAATGCCGTGGGTTGCTGGTTTTCAGCATATCCAACGGTGGCGCGCACGCGCACGCTTTGGTTTTTGGATGGGTCCGCGACCATCAGCGCAGCATGGGAGAAGCGCAGTTGCGGCTCATCGAACCCGCGCTGCAAGGCCACGTCTTCAAGCGGAATTTCCGCGTCAGGCTGAAACGAGGAAAGCGCCGCCACCTCAGAGACCGATACCACCGGGGCAACCGGAAACCACCACCGCCACATGCCAAGGCTTTCCGCAAGATCAAACTCAATCTCAACGGCGCGCACGCTTAGAGGACGCCGTGACGCGACCTCAACAACTTCTTGCGCGGCGCGCAGATAGCTTTCAATCGTCAACGGATCGTCAGCTTCGATCCAGGGCATGGCCTTACCGAAATCCTCAACCGTGACGGCGAGTGGTAACGGACCGGTTTCAAGAAGCCGCATCGGCGCGATCCCTTATTTGCTGCCTTGCTTTGGCAGCGATGCCGCGTTCGGCGCGGCCTCGGATTTAATCGGTTCCGGTTTGGTCAAGTCGGCTTCGCGCTTATCCAGTTCCTTTTCCCGTTTTGCATTGGCCTTCTCGACGGTGCTGACGGCCTTTTCACGCTCATCAAGCTTGGCCTCGCGGGCGTCCAGTTCATCGGAACGGGCTTTCGCCTTGGCTTCTAGTTCTTCCTCGGCCTCTTTCACCATTGCCGCGATTTTCGCCTCAGCCGCTGCGCCGTCCACTTTGATGGTGAGTGTTTCCGTATCGCTTTCGGGGGCTTCATATTCCACAGCCACCTTTTTCTTTGTCATAAGGTCGTCAGCGGTTGCCGGATCAAAACCAGCCACATCACCGGCTGAGTAGTTCTGATGAGCTTTGGTTAATTTCACGATCTTTTTCATGGGGTTTACTCCGAATAGATTGAAAAACGCCCCGCGATCACCGCGAGGCGCTAAGGGTTTCGACGATCAGATCAGAGGGTCCAGCCTACGCCGGTCAGGCCAGACAGAGCCTCATCATGGCGCGGAGCCAGATCATGCTCGGAGATCGCGCGGAACAACGTCAAATCCTGCTGGAAGGCGGATTGCGTGTCACCGTTCGAATCCACATATGCGGCCTGGAACGAGGTTTCGAATTCCAGCGTCATCGCGTCACCAATGAACACCTCATCAAAATCCCCGAAATAAACCTCGGTTTCGTCACCGCCGCCACCAAGGTTCATCGGAATCTGTGACGTGGTTTTGATTGGATAGCCCAGCAAGGTGCCGTTTTGCTGAATAGACGGGTAAAGGTAGTTTCCACCCGCCGGATCGCGCAGAGAGGCCAAGAAATTCTTGGTCGCGGCGCGCATGATCCAACCACATGACACCATGCCCACATTGGCATCTTCCACCTTGGATACCAGACCGCGTAGCGCCGCATCTACGGTCATCGGCGCATTGGCAACGCCCGTGATCCAATTTGCGGCCAGCATCCAGTTCTTGATGCCGGTTGGTGTATTGGCGGACCCATCGCCGCGAATGAACGCCAAATCCTCGCGCAACGCCATGACTTTGAGAATGTCATCACGCACAAGCGCAGCCATGGCCACGCTGGAATGACGCAACAGCGAGTTGCCGACAGGAACCAAGGCGGTGAGCTTCTTGAAGCTCTGATCCACTTTGTCAAAGCCAGGTTCACTGACCGGCATCGCCGCATTCTCACCCGTGTAGGTCGCAGTGGCCGATGAGCTTTGACGCGCGTGACGCATTTGACCGGCAGGCATGTCGATCATACGCGCGCCAGAGGCACGCACAGCCACACGCGGGCGCAGCAACTCGATCAACTCACTGGCTTGGGCACGCGGGATGGTGACACCACCAGCGCCCTCGGTCGCCCCCGAAAGCGTTGCGGCCACGCCCGAATTGCCGCCATCCTCAAGGAACTTTGCCGCCTTTTCGGTATCGCCCTTGGTCGCCGCCAAGGCTTGGAACATCAGCCCCGCTTCAATACCCTTATCGGCCTCCGCTTTGGGTTGCGCTGGCATGGGGTTGGTGTTGCCTTGGTCGTTGTTTTCGTCGCCTTGAGCCGATGTGGCCTTGGCGCGCTCAACCGATTCTGCGCGTTTTACCGCCTTGTCCGCCGCCTGGAATGCCGCCTCGGAAGCGTCAAACGCCGCCACGGCATCCACCATTTCTTGAGCATCAGATGCGGTATCGGCTTCTTCCAGCGCGGTGATAGCACCGGCGCACTCTTCCATTTTGGTTGCCGCTTGCGTGCGTTCGCGGCGAAGGTCATTGATGTCTTTCGGCATTGGTATCTCCTTTCTCGAAAGACGCTGCAAAACGCAGCAGTTTCGACCCGCCGCGTGGGCAGGGTGTCCAGGCACAGCAATGTGCGTGAATTCAAAGCGCGATCCGAAAAGTGGCTTCCGGTTTTCGGCGTAAATTGCGCGACAATTAGGTCGCAGCGATGGCTTGCGCGGCTTTGGCTTTTGCCATCAAGGCCCGGCGCGCAGCCCTGCGCGGCTTGGGTCCGTATTTTGAGAAGACACGGGCATAGAATGCATCGCGCGTCTCGGCTTTGTCGATCAGGCCGCGCGCCACCGCATCATCCACTTCAAAAGCCCGTCCGCCATCTTTGGGATCATCTGTGGCACTAATGCGCGCGGGCAATTCGGCCAGTGGGATATTGCGCCCGGCGGCAATCGTCTGGTGGAACTTGGCCTCGGCCAGGTCCAGCACTGTCTGGATTTCGGCTTTGCCTTCATCGGTAGAGGGATCAGGATTCTTGGCTTGTGCGTGAGAGGAACGGAATTCATAGAACGGTTCTTCTGCGGCATAGGCACCGCGCATCGTCCCAATAGAGCCAACTAAGGAGCCTGCCGTCGCGGTGATTTCCGTCGCGCTACAAGCAAGCCAATAACCGGCAGAGGCACAGAGTGGATTAACCAACGCATGAACCGGCTTGATCTTTGCACAGGCCGCAATCGCTGCACCCGCTGCTTCGCACCCCAACACCATGCCACCTGGCGTGTCGAATTCTAGAACAACGGCGGACACCTCTTCATTGCTTGCAAGCAGGTTTAGCGTATCCTCAAGGCCCTGATAGGTGGCCCATCCAAGCCAGCGCTCCAAGATAAAGAGGTTTGGCGTGAGCAAGCCCTTGACCGGCACCACGGCAACGCCGCGCGAGATCGCAAAGCGCTCGCCCCGCGCGATCATGGCTGCATTGGTCACAGCCTTGGTTTCGGCTTTGGGCATTGGCAGGCACAAAAGCGCCTGCGCACTTTGCGCGCAAATCGCTAGATCGGTGGCCGCGAACAGGCTGGCAATTGTGTGTTTTGTCATTCCTCAGTCTCCTTTTCGCCGCTCTTTTCTTTGTCCCGCGTCATGTTCGGCGCGGGGTTGAGCTTGTTATCATCCGGCCCATTGGTGATCGGCAGGCCGAGGCGCTTTTGGGCATGATTGGCCGTCATAAACGGGCCACCAACGGCTTTGGCCATGGCGTCGTATTGATCCTTGATCGTGGGCCGCATCAGCGCCGTAAAATCGTGCTCAAGAAAGAAACCGGATTCCCGTTCGCCGCGTGTCAACAAAGCCAAAGCCAGCCCGGTTTCAATAAAGCCGCCCCAATGGAGAAGCGCATCGGTGCGGTAGTCAATTGCCCCTTGCTCGCTATTGGCTTTCACCCCATGTTCGGCATCTTGCAGCTTGAAGGCTGGCACGCGATAGAGCGACCGAATTTGACCCACATCGAACTTTTGGCTTTCGAGCAGTTGTTGATCTGAGGCCGAGAGGTCCAGACTTTCAAGTTCTTCCCCCTCGCTCAGAATGGCCACACCGGTTGTGTCAGACCCCGAAACCAAGGCTTGCTTGATCCCTTCGGCGCGGCGACGGCGGGATTCGTCATCCTCAAATTCTTCCTTCAACACCGCTTTGGCCTTGAGCGTAATACCAGATGCGGTGCGGGCTGCTGCCTCCTGATGGGCCAATGCAAGGCCCATAGTTTCTGCCGCAACCTCAATGGGCGAACGGCCCATCCAGCCATCCTCTGACATATAGCGCAGATGCGCCATCGACCGGCTGGCGACCCGGCGATGAATACGCGCACCATCCTCAAAATCATAAAACCGCTGACGGCCATTGCGCAGAATAGTGGGGCGGTCCTGTTTGATCAGGTCAACCATCGTCAACTCGCCCGAACCATCCCGTGGTGCATAGGCAAAGGCATTGCCCCGCAGGGTAAAGGCGTAAGCCAGCGTAAAGCGCAGGACTGAGGCCGGAACGCCATCGCTTGATTCCACATTCATCAAATAGGCGAGCGGATGATCGCGGATCACTTCTTCCTCGCCATCCGCTTTGCGGCGCTTGAGCAGCAAGGGAACCTTGGAAATGTCCCCGGCCAGCACCGAACAACAGGCTGTCACCGTTGCGTGTTTTTGCGCGATAAGGGCCGAGACGCGGGGCAGGGATTTGACCCTGCTTTGCGGACCCCAACCAAACTCACGAATCCAGGACTCGGGCTTGGCGGTGCCTGTGGTCTGTTCCTCGCTGGCCATCAAGGGCGGTTCAACCCGGGCAGAGGTTTGGGTGTCCGCTCCAAAGATACGCGACAGTAAATTCATACGAACATGATCTCCCGCGCTTTGCGTTTCTCTTGCGCCGCCGCTGCTCGGCCAACGGCCATAATGGACGCCACAGCCGGATCAATCCGGCCCGAGGCTTTGCCTTTGTTCGGCTTGATGTTCTCAGCCGCATCCATGTCGCAATGAACATTACCAACAGCCCAAGCGAGAACAGGATTGCCGCCATGGCGTAGCCGGTTCTGAATAACCAATTGCTCAAAACGTTTCATCGGCGGCGACATAGACACATAGCCCTGCCGGTGCGGCACCATCAGAAACCCTCGACGGCTGAGTTTTTGAGCGAGATATTTCATGCCCCATTCGTCATAAGCCACTTCTTGCAGGTCAAAGGTTTCCTTGATCTGCACCAGGCGTTGAAACACTTGATCCTCATCAATCACGCCGCCTTTGTGAACCTCAAGCCAGTTGGCATCCCGCCATGCGATGTAGGACCGGTTCTCGGTCTGCGCCCGCGTGATGAACCCTTTCGGACCCTCGGGCAGAAAGCTGTAGACCAACAGATACACCACATCCTCAACTGGCACCGCCACGGCAATGGCCGTCATATCCGTGGTGCGCGACAAATCCACCGCCACCCAAGCAGGACGGCCATAGAGCATCTCCACATCAAACTTTTCGCCGCCCTTGTCCCACACATCGCGGCCAATCCAGGATTGCGAACCCTCAGTCCACAGGTTGAGGTGCAGCCGCCGAAAATTTGGCATTTGCCCCTGGATCGCGCGGGCGCGGTCATAGATCGTGCGTAGCTCCCCAGGGTCAAAGGCGATTCCCATATTGGGATTTGCCATCGCCCAAGTGTTCGGATCGCCTGGGTCCGCATCTTCGGGCGGCTCGGCCACATAGCCAAAGAACGTGTCATCCTCTACATCACCGCGCAGAACATCCTCGGCATATTTGCGCAACTCGCCACAGATAGAGGCGCGATCCGCGCCCGCCGTGGTGATCGCCCAATCTATCGGCTGAGGCCGCGCCATCATGGAGTTCACCACGATCTCGGCCAGTTCCCGATCCGTCCAGCGGTGGACCTCATCACGGGCCGCAAAATGCGGGTTGATCCCGTCCGTTGAGTTACCGTCTCGGCTGAGACACTTGATGATTCCGCCCGTGGGCAAGGTTTCGATGTGGTAGCGCCACACTTTCATCAGCGTGTTGTTCAGCACCGAGGCTTGCACCATCCGGCGCAAATCCTGAAACAACAACCCCGCCTGATCTCGCGTCGTCGCTGCGCAATACATCTCTGGCGTTTGCTCGCCATCAAATAGCTGCGTGTAGAGCGCAGGCACCGCCGTATCGGTGGTCTTGCCATTCTTCTTTGCCACCTGGTGATAGGTGTAGCGGAATCGGCGCACCAGCTTGGTTTCAACTTCACCCGTGATCGGATCAACGAAATCGCGCGGCTTCTTCCATCCGAATACCGATCCATGGCGAAACATTTGCCAAGGCTGCAAGGTCAGCGGCTTGCCCGCCATCTCCCCCTTGGTGTGGGCGATCATCTTGGCGAAGTTCAAAACCCGGTTCGCGGCTTGGCAGTCGAAAACCAGACCACGTTCGCTGCTTGTTTCCAAATCACGGAAATGGCGCGCACAGGCTAGGTTCACCAATTCACCGGCGATAATTTTTCCGTCAAGCACATCCGAAGCATAGCGCGACACGGGATGGTCAAGGGGTTCCATCCAATCCTTCTTTCAACATCGCAAACAGATCGCCTTGATCCGTGTTGGCAAGGCGCTTGTCATCCACGGGCGACATTCCAAAGAGCGCAGATTTCCGCATGACCGTGTTCTGTGCGTCAAGTAATGCCTGCCAAGCAGCGGTTTTCTTCTGTTGAAGGCCGTTGCGGGTTTTGACGGTGTAGGTGCGACCTTCTAGGTCAATCACGACTCGCAATTCCTGAATGTCGTTCAGGGCCGCACACAATTCTTCGAATGCATCCTCATAGATTGGCTTAAGCCGTCCCAATCTCTCCATATGCGGGGCAAGCCGTTCCCAAACCTTCTTTGCCCCTTCGGCCATCAAATCCGGCGGCGGCGGGACAGGTCGAGATGATCCACCTTTCATCGGGATCACGTTATCAAGTTCAGGCTTCTTACCTTTCATCTTTCCCTACCTTTCCTCAAAACCAGTGGGCTTTTTTCCCAGTTTAAGCCGCGCAAAAAGAGAGCTTGGGGGCGCGGTCGTCAGCCCGGACCCTCCAAGAATTTGACCACCCCCCCCTTGATGGGCGCGGCGCGGTCAGCCCTGTTTGTTCAGTGTTTCGCTGGCCGTCTTGCGACCATGACAAGATGCGCAGAGCGCCTGCCAGTTCTTGCGGTCCCGAAACAGCTTCGCATTCCCACGATGGGGAATGATGTGATCAACTTCGGTTGCGGCTGTGACCAAACCAAGTTCGTCACAATGTTTGCATAACGGGTTGCGCGCTAGGAACACCTTGCTTTCGCGACGCCACCAGCGGGTATCGTATAGCTTGCGGGCCGCAGCGATCTCGGGCGTGCGCTGCGTGCGTTGCCACCGCTTCGCATCCGCTTGCCGTTTGTCCACCATGTGCTCGGCACACCGTGTTTGTCCTTCCTCCGCGAACTCATCACATCCCGGAAAGGAACAGAGCTTACGGATCATTCAGGATTTCATCGAGAGTAAGGCCGAGGTCTTTGCCCCAACGTTCGACCTCTTGCATTTCCCCAGCATTGCCGACGATGCGACCAGTCGCGGTGACACCGGTTTTGTCGTGACCGGCTGCAATCAG